TCTGGATGATGGCCGTTTCTCTTCACGTCAAAATCGATATTGCAGACGCAATGCGCATGGTGCAAAGTGATTTGCCCAAAGCCGTGCCTTATGTGATGGCGGCAACCTTGTCTGGTATGGCGCAACACGTGCGAGATGGCACCATCAAGCAGTTGCCCATTGCCTTTGACAGGCCAACCCCCTTCACGCTGCGCAGCGTGTTCACCAAGCCCGCCACGACTTACCGGTTGCAGTCGGAGGTTTATTTCCCGGAGTCTCAAGAGGCATCCGGCATGGCTCGCCGTGAATACATGCGCCCAGGCGCTCAGGGCGCAGCCGCCCGCCGACAAAAGCGCAGCGAAGCATTGTTAAGCAAGGCTGGGTTCTTGCCGCCTGGCTGGGTGACGGTGCCCGGCAGATATGCCATGGCCAGCCTTCTGGATAGCCACGGCAACATGGCCGGCCAGTATTACCGGCAAATCGTGCGCAGCCTCCAGCTCAAGACCAAAGTCACTCGCCTGGCCAAGCCGATCAGCGCCGCCAGTCAAAAACGCGCCGCCCGCATGGGCGTTGAAAACGAATTCTTTGCCATTGCTCCTGGCAAGAATGCCATGGCCGCAGGTGGCGGATGGCTGCCGCCTGGCGTGTACAAGCGCGAGGGCAAGGGTGGCAAAGTGCTGCGCCAATATCTGAAGTTTGTGCGCCGCGCCGCCTACGTGCCGCGCCTGGATATGCAAGCCCTGGCGCAAAAAGAAGTCAACCAGCAGGCGCAGGCAGTATTTGACAAAGCCTTTGGCCAGGTTATGTACAAGTTTGCCGTACGGGATGCCAAAAAATGGGGGCTTGCATGAACCTGCGCGACACCTGCACGCAGGTTGAGTTTGCCGAGCTGGTGGGCATGTCGCAACCTGCTGTAAGCGGGCTGCTGGAGCGCAAAGTCATCGTGCCCGGCGCAAGCGCTGGCCAATGGCTGCTGGACTACGTGGCCCACTTGCGCGAGCAAGCTGCCGGGCGAGGCGCAGACGGCGAGCTGGCCTACCAGCGCTCTGAGCTGGCCCGCGTCAACCGCGAGCGAGCCGAAATCAAGCTGGCCCTGGAGCGCCGCGAATATGCTGCCGTGGCCCTGCTGGAACAAGTGCTGGCCACCGTAGGGCGCAGTATTTCTGGCGCGCTCGAACCCTTGCACGTGACCCTGCATAAGCGCTGCCCAAGCCTCACTGCTGAAGACCTCAAGATCATCCAGTCCGAGGTTTCCAAAGCCTGCGATTTGGCTGCCACCATGTCGCTGGCCGTGTTGGATGCGCCCGTGGAGACAGAAGACGACGCTGTTTTGTCTGACGCAGAAGGCGACTTGCTGTGAATCTGGCTGACCTCCCGCCCGAGCTATTGCCGCAAACCTGGCAACACCTGGGCTTGGGCCTGCGTCAGCGCATACGGCAAGCCGTGGCCAAAGGCCTGGAATCCCTGAAAACACCCGAACCTTTGACGCTGGACGAGTGGGCGGAGCGCCACTTTTACCTCAGCGCCGAATCCAGCCAGGGCGAAAAAAGATGGGCCAGCTACCCATTTCAGCGCGCCATGCTGTGCGCCATGGGTGATGACGAGATTGAAGTGTGGGACTAAAAAAAACGCGCCCGGGTGGGGTACGCGCTGGAGTTGTCAACCCCGGTTCCCACGCTGACGGGCTGGACCACCATGGGCGACATCCAGCCCGGAGAGACTGTCTTTGACGAACAGGGCCGGCCGTGCAAGGTGCAGTACGTCTCGCCCATTTACACCAACCACGACTGCTACCGCATCACCTTCTGTGATGGCACCTCGGTGGTGGCTGATGCCGGGCACCGCTGGTTTGTCGTGGCCGACCAAACTATTGAATACCTCAGCGGCCAGCGCGGCAGTGGCAGGACAGGGCGCCCCAAGGCCGGCGTAATCAGCCACTTTGAAGGCGTGGTGGACACGCGGCAATTGGCCACCATGCAACGCACAGCACGCGGCAGAAGCGCACTCACCATTCCCGTCAGCAAGGCGGTGCAGTGCCCCAAGCCGGCGCATCTGCCCATTCCGCCGTACACGCTTGGCCTGTGGCTTGGTGACGGCCACATGGTCACGCCGCGCATCACGCAACACCGCAGTGATGTCGAAACCGCAGAGCACATCCGGGCCGAGGGCATCCATGCGGAAGTGCGCTACCTGGACAAGACCCACCACAACAACGCCAGCATCCTCCTTGATGTTCCCGCCACGGGCCGGCCTGTCAGTCCGTGGGCCAAGGTGTTCAGGGCGCTCGGCCTGACGCAGCGCAAGTTCATTCCCCTGGCATACCTGCGAGCCGACGCCGCCACAAGGTTGCAGCTTTTGCGCGGGCTGATGGACTCAGATGGAACTATTGGCAGCAGCGGCCGCGCGGAGTTCAACAACACGAACCAAGATCTGGCGCTGGGGGTCTATGAACTCCTGATGAGCCTGGGCATGAAAGCCACTTTCCGCGTGCGACCTTCCCGCAACCCAAGGCACCTCACGCAGTACCGCGTCAACTTCAAGCCCACGCCTGACTGCAACCCATTCAACCTCAGCCGCAAGGCGGCCATGGTTCAGGCTGCGCCCAGGCCGAGCATCACCCACCGCCGCCGCATCGTCAGCGTGGAACGAGTGCCCAGCGTACCGGTGCGCTGCATCCAGGTGGACAGCCCGAGCAGCCTGTTTCTCTGCACCCGGGCCATGGTGCCCACGCACAACACCAAGATGCTGCTGGCCAGCGTTTTCTACGACGCCCACCACAAGCGCCGCAACCAATGCCTGTGGCAACCCACCGACGGCGACAGCGACGAGTTTTGCAAGGCCGAATTGGAGCCCGCTTTGCGCGACGTGCGCGTCATGCGCGACGTGTTTCCCGAATTCATGGCCAAAAGCAAGGCCAACACCCTAAACATGAAAAAGTTTCTGGGTTCCTTGCTGTACCTCAAAGGTGGGGCCAGTGCGGGCAACTACCGCCGCATGACCCTGCAAAGCGCCAAGCTCGACGAATTTGACGGCTTCGATCAAAAAATCGAAAAAAGCGCCGACCCCTTTACCCTGGCCCACAAGCGGCTGGAAGGCGCCACCTACCCCAAAATGATCTGCGGCACCACGCCGCGAGTCAAAGGCCTGAGCCACATCGAAAAGCGCGAACTGGCTGCCGATGCGCGCATGAAATTTAACATTACCTGCCCGCACTGCCAGGCAGAGCACCCGCTGATGTGGGGCGGCAAAGATGTAAGCCACAGCTTCAAGTGGGAAGCGCAAGACCCTGAAAACACCGTTCGCCACATCTGCCCGCACTGCCGATCCGGCATCAGCCAGGCCGACTATTTGCGCATCTGGGAGCAGGGCGCATGGGTCAGCGACTGCGGCAACTACCGGGCCACGCACAACCCTTATCGCTGGACAGACGGCCAAGGCACGCCCTTGCTGCGCGCGCCCCGGCATGTGGCGTTTCACATCTGGACGGCATACAGCCCACAAACCACGTGGGCAGCCATCGTGCGCCAGTTTTTGCAGTGCGTTCAGGCCAAAAAAGCTGGCGACAAAGCCCCGCTCGAAGGTTTTATTAACGAAACCTTGGGCGAAACGTGGGAAGAAGAAGTTGAAAGAGCCGACACCCACGAACTAATGCGGCGCGCCGAAGACTACCCCTTGCGCCGCGTGCCCGTGGGCGGCTTGCAGCTGGTGGCGGGCGTGGACGTGCAAGACAAGCGATGGGAAGTCACCGTCTGGGCCATAGGCCGTGGCGAGGAGATGTGGGCCATCGACTACCAGGTCATTGATGGCAACCCCGCCGACGAGCGCGAATGGGAAATCCGCCTGCACCCCTACCTACAAACCCCGTTTGTGCACTGGCACGGCGCACCCATGATGATTGCGGCCAGCGCCATCGACACCGGCGGGCACTACACCCACCAGTCTTACAACTTTTGCCGCCAGCATGTAGGCCACAAATACTTTGCCATCAAGGGCGACAGCCAGGAGGGCAAGCCCGTCAAAGGCCGAAGCAGCAGCCAGGATGTGAACTGGCGCGGGCGCATCATTAAGGCCGGCATCAAACTTTGGCTGGTGGGCACCGACACCGCCAAAGACCTGTTTTTTGGTCGCCTCAAAGTCACTCAGCCCGGCCCGGGTTACGTGCACTTCAGCAAGCATTTGCCCGTGGAATGGTTCAACGGCCTGACCTCTGAAGTCCGCAAAATCATCAAAACCAGCACCGGCAAAAAACATCGCTGGGTCAAAACCACGGCACGTAACGAGCCCCTGGACACCACTGTTTACGCCATTTTTTGCAGCCATGCCCTAGACCACTACAAGATGACCGAGGCGCAGTGGCGCCGCCTTGAAAACGACCTGTTGCCAGATCTGTTTGACGTCACGCAGCCGCTGGCCCTGGGGGCCATAGAGGTCAGAGACGCCCCTGCGTTGGCCAACACACCAGGCAACACACCAGGCAACACACCAGGTAACACACCAGGTAACACACCAGGTAACACACCAGCCCCTGACCACACGCAGTCCGTCGCACTGCCGCCGCCCTTGCCGCCCGCGCAACCCACGCAGCCCGTTGCCAAACGCATCATCAAACCCAGACCCCAGCCCGCCCCGCTGGTCAGTCCTTTTGCCAAGCCCGAATGGAGCGCCCGCTTATGAAAATGCCAACCGCCCACATGCACACCGAAGACGAACGCGTCAGTTGGCACGTCGAATTTACCGACATTCTGCGCACCGAGGTGGGCATGAAAGAAGAGTTTGCCAGCCCTATTGCCGCCGCATTTCTGCGCGGGGTGTGCAGTCGCATGGGCGGCAAAACGGTCTACATACCCGCCGAAAACCGCACAGAGCGCAATGCAGCCATCCGCGCCATGTTTGACGGCACCAACATCGACGAGGTGTGCCAGAAATTTGGCATCAGCCGCGCCACCGCATACCGCATCACAGGCCAGCGCCTTCATGCCTGATATGCCCGAAAGTCTCATTTCACCCCTAGAAATGAGACACCCACCACGCTAGCCTATTCGTATGACCACCCCACTTGAAGACGCCCAGGCCATGGTTGCCACATACACCGCCGCCGAGCAGCAGCTCCTGGCGGGCAAAGAGGTGCGGCTTGGCACCCACGGAACCGACCGCTGGCACCGCATGGAAGACCTGGCCGAAATTCGCGCTGGCCGCAAAGAGTGGGAGGCCCGCGTTACTGCCTTGCTCAATGCCTCCTCCGGCAAACCCACCTTTGGCGGCCTGAGCTTCAGCGTGGCCGACTTCAGCCACAACCGGTATTGACCATGGCCCAGCAAACCGCAAAACACAAAACCAGCGCCCCCGTTGCCGTCAACCTCATTGACCGCCTGGTGGGCTACATCAACCCGTCGGCGGGCCTGCGCCGCCTGCAAACCCGCCATGCTCTCAACATGGCCACCCCGGCCTACGAAGCCGCAACACCCAGCCGCTTGCGCAAATTTGCCCGAGACGGACACAGCCCCAACCAACTGACCCAGCAAAGCGCCACCGCCGTGCGCGCCCAGGCCCGCCAGCTGCACCGCAACCACGACATCAGCAGGGGCATCTTGCGCACCATGGTCAACAACATCGTGGGCAGCACCGGCATCGGCATTGAGCCCCAGCCCCGCCGGGCAGACGGCACCGTGCACGAGGCCTACGCCGCAGCCCTGCGCACCGCTTGGCGCGAATGGTGCCTCAAGCCCGAAGTCACCGGCCGCCACACCTGGCCCAAAGTACAGCGCCTCATGGCCCTGACCTGGCTGCGAGATGGCGAAGCCTTTGCCCAGGAGCTGCTGGGCCCAACACCCGGCCTCGTGCACGCCACTGCCGTGCCCCTGAGCCTGGAGCTGTTCGAGCCCGACCTCGTGCCCTACGACTACGACCAGCAGCTCGCCATCTATGCCGACAAGCGCCCCAATGTGCAACAAGGCATCGAGCGCAACGCATGGGGCCAGCCTACGGCGTATTACGTCTACAAGCAACACCCGGGCGATGGCGTGGGCATCGGTTTTGCAGACCTCAAGCGCGTATCGGCCGAGCGCATCCACCACGTGGCCCTGCTCGACCGCATTGGCCAAATGCGCGGCGTCAGCGAGTTTGCCAGCATCGTCGCCCGGCTTGACGACATCAAAGACTACGAAGAAAGCGAACGCATTGCCGCCAAAGTAGCTGCCAGCCTGACCGCCTACGTCAAAAAACACGCGCCAGACGGCTACACCGGCCCCCAGCTAGACGCTGACGGCAACCCCGTTCCTCGCAGCCTGGGCATGGCCAGCGGCATGGTGATCGACAGCCTCCAGCCCGGCGAGGAAATTGGCATGATCGACAGCAACCGGCCCAACCCCAACCTCATCACCTTTCGGCAGGGGCAGCTGCGCGCCATTGCGGCCGGCGTGGGGGCCAGCTACAGCTCGATTGCCCGCGACTACAACGGCACCTTCAGCGCCCAGCGTCAAGAGCTGGTCGAGCAATGGAGCAACTACGCCACCCTCACAGACGAATTCACCGGCCAATTCATCCAGCCCGTGTGGGACAGCTTTGTCAAAGCCTGCGCCTTTTCTGGCGTGGTGCCACTGCCCAAAGACGTCAACCCAGGCTCTGCCAACGACGCCCTGTTTATCGCGCAAAGCATGCCCTGGATTGATCCGCTCAAAGAGGCCAACGCCTACACCGAGCTGGTGCGCGCCGGCTTTGCCAGCGAGGTTGAAGTCATGCGCAAACGCGGCGTCAACCCGCGTGACGTTCTCGAGCAAATCAGCACCTTCCGCAACCAGGTCAAAGACAAAGGCCTGGTGTTCACCAGCGATGGCGCCAACACCGTCAGCATGGGTGCGCCCGTCGCACAAGATCCGCCCGCCACCAACACCTAAGCAAACCGTCCCAACCCTGAAAGCCAGTCACCATGACCAAATACGCCCATCCCGACGTGCTCGACAACGGCCCTGCCTACATCAAAGCCAATTGCAACAAGATCATCCTGATCGACGCCTACGCCTTTGGCGACAGCTACGCCACCGTGGTCAGCAACACCCTGGCCGAAGGCACCATGGCCACGGGCGACTTCACCCTGGCCACCAGTGGCAACGACCGCACCCTCACCACGGCAAGCAGCATCAGCGACACGGCGGCCAACGCCAGCGGCACAGCCAGCCACTTTGCTTATGTAGACACCGTGGCCAGCAAGGTGCTGTGGGTGACTGAGGAAACATCGGGCCAAACCATCACCGCCGGCAACCCGGTGGCTTTTCCCAGCCTGGTGTACACATC